ATCCGTGTGGTCCGCCCTGGGTCCTGCCACGTGAGTGTGATGGTGACCGGCGTGGTGCTGTTCGTGTGGCCGTAGAACTGCGCCTGTAGCTCGTCGTCGGGCGCCTTGGACACGTCAGCTGCAAGTACCCCCTGAAACGTGACTGTCTGATCTATCGTGCTGGTCAGCGGCGGACTGGAGAGCACCAAGAATGCGGTCTCTGCCGATCCGTCCGCGTGCCTGACGGCCAAGGCAAGATAGATGTTTGTGTAGGCGTCTGGCGTGGCATCCAGTCGCACTTTTGCCGTGCACGTGTACACTCCGGCCGCGAACTTGTCGAGTCCGATGCCAACAGTGAACGTTGTTGGATTGAAGATGAAGTCGTTTGCCCCGCCTGCCTGAAACGTCGAGGTTGATGTTTTGACATCGCTACTGGCGCCGAGCTGCGTGCACTGCGTGCCGGTCAGCAGGCGGTCAATGCTTCCGGACGCGGCGGTCGCTTCGGTCCACGCGGTGGCCGACGTGTCCAGGGTCGTGACAGTCGCCGTCTCGGTGAACTGGTTTCCCGCGTGCGCGACGCCTGCTCCGGTGATCGCGACGATGAGACCGGTCAAGGTGGCGGCTGTGTTGGCGCCGATCACGCGGCGGATGGTGGGGTTCCCGTAGGCGTCGATGGACAGCACCTCGTAGAGACCAAAGTGCGCCGACTCGCCGTAGGTGTCGGTCGCGGTCCAGATGTGGAATTTGTCACCGACGACGAGAGAGATGCTGGGCGAACCGTCGGACGCGAGCCCCTTCGGAAACACGGGGTCGGCCCCGCTCATGGTTTCGCCGCCCCAGGTCCACGTGGAAATACCATCGATAGCATGCCACCGCGACGTGAAGCCGAAGAGCCCGCTCGCATACGCGCTCGTGGGTCCGGCGGCGTAGAAGGGGAGAGGAGACGTCCCAATCGTTGGGTTCGCTGCCCCCTCATAGCGAAAGGTCCAGCCTCCCCAGGTCGTTCCGTGCAGCACGTGCACCGGTTTGCCAACGGTAAAATCGCTGGAGGCATCGGCGTCTGTAGCGCGACGAATGGTAGCGTAGTGAGGTAGGCCGCCCTGTTCTGCGCCGGTATCCAGCATCTCGTAGATGCCGCAATCAGGAAGCAGATACGTAGCTATGGAGGTGGCCCCGACGAATAGCCGCATTCCAACCGTAGGTGTTTGGTCATCAATCAGAACCGACGCGAGCTCACCAGAAATATTTCGTGTCCAAGTCCCAGGAGGTGATTCTGTCCAATTGACATCAAACGGATAGTGCACACCACACTGTTCACCACCGATCAATGTGGCGTCCGCATCCGCCCACCTGTCCAGCGAAGCAAGCACGTATTTCGCCTCAGCGTTCTTCGCGCCGGGTATTTCGGCGGGGTACAGCGTCGAGGAGACTGCTTCTGGCGTGGGAGTTGGCCCAGGCGGGTGATCGTGCGTGCCTTTGATCGTCGTCGTGTCATCTGGATCACCGGGAGAGCCGGCCCCCGGCGGGCGAGTCACGCCGATGTAGAACGACGGCGCCGTCAGCCTCACGATAGGCTTGCCTGCCACAGTGTGGATGTCCTTCGACAACGTGCCGGCCGCTTCGATCTTGTCGGTCAGGGCGCCGTGGGTTGTGTCGGTGGAGGTTGCCTTCACCTCGTGGTCGTCAAGACGACCATCTGAGGACCAGACTAGCGACCATCCGGTGCATGTGCCGTCTACGTTGGCCCAAATGGCTTGGAGAACATCTGTCGCTTGCGCGTCGAATTGACAGGCCATCGTACCTGGAGCCCATGGCTTGTTAGGCTCCGGATCGCCACCGCTCTGCCAAATTCCTGGCGACACGGTTGGATCTCGATATATGACAATCCACTTCTGCTCATAGTATGCCTCAAGCACGCGACAGACCGTGCTCCATACGTTCTTCTGCACATCGGTAGGATTGGCACCGAATGCTTCAGCGATGGCATTTCCGATCTTATCGCTGCGATTGCTCATAACTTCTGCTTAGGGCATGCCAAACAGTAGGACATCAATCGTCGGATGCGCGCCAACAACGTAGCCCGTTCCACCAAAATGCACCTCAATTACGTTCCCAGCAACCTGAACCACGGTGGGCATTACGTTGTGAGATATATCCGTGGATCCTCCAACAAAGCCCATAATTACGCCCGTGAAGGTGGCAGTATTGGACAAGGTAATCGAAAACCATCCTGCTGGAGTTCCGCAATCCGTCACTCGAAGTCGCAACATCTTCATACCTGGACCACCGTATTGCCCTCCAATGTGTAGCATGTTGACTTCGGAGACCGTCCCCACTGTTGCTGTTACGTCTCCATTTGTAGGCTGGATCGTCAATGCTCCAAGGCGACTCGTAAGCTCATCAGCAGTATATCCCCACCTCTGCCAGTAGACATGATTGGTGTCCTGACCAGGATTGATATTGGCGCCTGTCGCCTGGATGCAAACATAAGTGGATCCTTGGTAGAGACAGCGGTCTCCAACCACGTATGAGACAGCATAGCTATAGTCTTGAATTCCGTGTGCCAGCGGGGCCAACGCTGGCAGCTCTGTGATGGTAAATGCCCATCTGTCCCAATAGGACACATTTGACGGAACCGTGTCAGTATTGTCTTGAATGCAGACGTAGGTATGTTTGCTTCCATCACCATACTGCACCCTATCACCCACTGAATAGCTCTCGCTGGCATCCCAATCTGAGATTCCCCGTGCGATGAGATAGCGAATCGGCAGTTCAATCTTGTTCAGCACCCAGTTGAGCCAACGTCTCGGAATTGATTTCGCTCCAGAAGGAATACCTGTGGCATTCACGCCACCCGGATCTGCGATGTTTCCGGAACCGCTGGAGCCCCAAACTGCTGTTAGTGTCGGCTTTGAGATACTCATTGCTAGAAATCCTCCGACCAGCGTCCTACGCCGGTTGTAATGCTTTCATCAGTGTTGAAGCCTTCGCCATTTTCATCTACGAGAACGCTCGTATCATCTTCGGTAGCAAAGGTCCAGCAACCTGTGTCCCACCACCAATAAGCAATGGAGACTCCAGACGGCCTCGGCATGATTGCGCCCTTGATCATGTTCATTCCAGAAACAAGGGCAAAAATACCCGCCTCCCAGTTCTCAACCTCTCGACCTACCATCACAGCAGTTGTCATCCCTCCGATCTCTTCGATGAGAATGAGATCGGTTGTAGTGAGGTCTGGCATCACGAGTTGTATTGCGTGTAGAAGCTGCGGGATGGTGCATCCCTTGACGAAGTTCCGGTAGATTTTCGCGTTGATGAGCTTGAGAAATTGAACGTCCGAAAGCGTCTGCGGCGCCGTCGCGGTTCCGGCTTCGGGAACCACGTTCGAGACGCCGACCACATAGCCAATGATCTTGAGCTGTTCGGTCTTCGCGCCCTGCGTGTTTACGGGATAGATTCCCGCCGCTCCGGGGTCGTAGGTCACGTCATCGAGCGGGTTCATTACCCGTTGAACGCGCGAGAACAGCAGGTCCAGATCGTTGGCCAACGCGAGGATTCCAGAAAGCAGCGTATTCAGGTTCGGGCTGTTCACGTATTGCGAAATGAGACGCCCGAGCCCTTGAGTGGCTGGTTTTCCTGCAACGCCTATATAGTCATTGGGATTCATCAACTCACCACAAGCACGGAACCAATTGACACAAAGGATCCAAACGGCACTGGCAGACTGTTGGGAGAGGTCGTCCAGGTTGAACCGGAATCGATGCTGAACGCGAGACTAACCAGGTCGAAGCCAGGCACCGTATTGATGAACGCGGCGACAACGTCAGTCCAAGAGAACATGCCATTGTCATCCCCCCCGATCTTGATGTTTGGTTTCCCTGTGCTCGGGTTGGATCCAACTGCCCACTTAGCAATAGCGGCCTGAATCTGTCGCACTCCATCCGATGGCCAATTCACACGTTTTACAATGGTAATCTTGATGGCAACCGCAAGCGAAGTGGCCAAATCGTAGTATATGGGGTGTGCCACACCAACAGAGTCGACGGGAGCCTTGCTAACGGCGCCCTGAGTGCCGCACGCCTGGCCCTTGATAGCAAATATCATATTTGCTATCGGATCACTGTCAGATGCCGTCTCAGGTGGTCCTATCGGATCTGCGCCACTACCTCCAGTCACACGCACCACCGCGCGTACAGTGTTTGGATTGATAATAGAACCCGATCCCCTTGAAATCTGCATTGGCGATGATGTGTTGTTTTCCCATACAACGGCATCCACTACTCCAGTGATGCTCATTATTGCCGCCTGCAAACTGTCCGCCATGCCCTGCGATGCAATGGCCGTCGATTGCTGGCGACGCACGCGCAAATTAGGATCACCTTCTTGCAGATATCCAGGAACTCCCACATCATTCCAAACACTCGTCCATCCTGCTCCTGGACTTGTCACTGGCGTAATGATGTCACTGAGCGTTCCGGCCGGAACGGTACCGCTTGCAGTGGGCCCAATCGTTCTACACTTCAGCGTACCGTAAACAAAACTGCCATCCCCGATTGTCACTGTTGCCAAGGGCGACCAAAGTGTGTCATCAAGAGTCGACTTGACGATATTTGTCGTATCTATGATTGTTCCAGGTTGTCCACTGAATGTGGCAGGAGCCGTACTGTAGCTGGCTTCGTTTCTTGCAATACCAGTAAGATATGCGAGATTCGCAAGCATCGTGTCCGTCGCGCCATTGGGGTTTGCCACGTTCAACGACGCAGCGGCCATGCCATTCAAATCGTCGAACATCTCGGCGAGGATGCCGATGATCTGGCCGTCTGGGCTACGAGGGTCAAGATCAACGTCGGCACCGCCGGCAGATGTCCAAATGGATTCGAGAGCCGAAATGATGGCAGTCATCGGGATCCGCGTGAACCCCGACGTGGTCAGTTGAGCATTGAAGATTCCCATCTAGATCACGCCTTCGGTAATGGTGAATGTGTTTCCGCTGTCCAAGATGCCTTGGATCCTACACGTCCCAGCGCGTGTACTGTGATTGAAATCGAGCGCGAACGACGTCAGCGACTTGACCCCGTCGACGCGAAGGATGGCCGCCTTGATGGTCACCTCGGCGTAGGAGAGGTCAGCCGGAAAGCGCCCGAGAATAGGAAGCACACCGGTGTTCGCGTTGCGAATCCACGGAACACCGCGGGTCGTGTTCAGGAACCACTCGCCGAGGATGAACCGCAGCTCACACCTGACCGTTTGGACGGTGGCATCGTCGCCAGTGAGGTAGTCGGCCACGCCATGGCCGATCATGATGTCGTCGTTCACGAGCTTGCGACAGATGAGGCCCATTACGTAGCCCCCGCATGCACGCGCTGGCAAACGCCTGGGCCGCCGAATGAGCCGTGAGTAGCGCCGAGAACCGGGCAGATCGTAGCGCCAGTGAGCACGCCGGTGACCATCGCGACGGCCGCCGACGAGCCGCCGGGCACGTTCAGTGTGATTTTTCCCGTGGTCGAAGAGACTTCAATGTTGCCGTCGGCCGCCGATGCCTTGATGTTGCCGGCGGTGTCGATGCTCATCATCGACTTACCATCAAGTGAACGCAGCTCAACCGCGGTGGTATTGAAGTTTTTCACCACTTTAGGCAAACTCGAGACGCCGACTTGCGCACAAGCGTCCGAGAGGTCGTGCGTGCGGAACTCCGACGGCTCGCTGACCTTCCCGGTGACGTGCCAGTTGTCGATTGCCCTCTCCGAGAAATGCAGGATGCACTCGTCACCTTGTTTCACGGGGAACGTCAGGACGAAGTCGCCGCCCCGCGGGAAGATGACCGGAACATCGAAGAGCTGCGGAAGCGGCTTGAAGCCTTGGCCGCGAAAGAACCGATGAACCACCGGTCGAACCACGGCCGTCTGCTTGGTGGCGTCGAACTTTTCCACGATGCCCGGCAAGCTGGTGTGGATTTCGTTTCGGCTGGCATCGATGTGCGCGCGAACGGCCGCATCTTGATCGCCGGATGCCGACTCTTCGAATTGCTCGCGGGTCAGAAGATCCATCGTCATGGTAGTAGATCGCCGTCCGGGGTTGAGGACTGCGGAAGTCCTTTGATGGATGGAATTGGTGAGTCTAGTGCCACGCACTTGACCTCGGAGGTCCAATCGCTTCCGCGCGTGTCTCCGACGGCGTGGTGGGCGTAGACCTTGTAAATTCCGTCGGGGTCCGTCCTCACTGGACGATTCGGCCCGTGCAACTTGCGCTTCTGCCCCGTCAACTGTGCCTTGAGGTGCTTCATCTTCACCTCGTTGTTGAGCAGCCACAGTTTTCCACCGGGAACGATCCGCGGGTCGAACATCATCTTTATACCGATGCCCTTGTCGTTGACCTCGGGGGCACTCAAGAGCCCTGTCTCTGAAGAGACGGCAATCGCGGTCGTTGGAATAGTCGAGTCTACGGGAACCATGTTGAAGACGCCGTTTTGCACTGACCAGTGAGCGTTGTTGGTCTTGGCGATACGATCGAAAATGTCTCGCGCCATTCCTGAGAACGATCGCCCTCGTGAGTATTTATCGAAGACGTGCTTTCCGGAAACGTGCCCAAGATCGCACGCCTGTAGATCGTTGACGATCTTCCTGATGACATCGGCGTCGGTGTGTCCGGCGCTCATTGGAAAGTTCACGGTCGCGCGAAGGAAATCCTTATCGCCGTCGCCGCAGTTCAGTTCAACGATGCGGTCGTTTCCGTCTCGGTAGGAATTCGCGTATTTGATATTGCCGCGGAAAAAGGTGAGCGTGCTTCCCTGGTACCCGCCGCGCAAAATGACATCGTTGAACTCACCATTGACCTTGTTCTCGTGGTCCTGATTCAGGTTGTAGATTTTGATCGTCGCGACGTTCGGCGTCCTGTAAATTGTTTGGGTGAGATCGAAGGTAATGCGGATGCCCGCCGTCGCGCCGGCCTTCTGCGCCTCTGGGGTCAGCGTGGAATCGATGAGCAGCCCAGTGGACGGCGAGACGTTTCCGTCTCCGTCCTTGCCGACCAGAAGCTGACACGTGCGCAGCCACTTCGGCGACTGCGTGCCCGTCCAGACCGTCACAGCAACGCCTCGCCCGGTGCCAGGTAGAGCACCATCACCCGCACGCCCAGATCTTCTGGGCCAGCGTCGACCGGCTGCGAACGATAGCCCACCTGCTCCCTCTGGGCCGCCGCCGTGAGGTCGACAGCGTAGAGCGAGCCGATGCCGAGCCCGTATGGTGCCAGCATGTCGCAGCCAAGCAGGATGGGCACGCCGGTGACGAGCGGGACGCCCGTCTTGGCCAGCGACAAATCGAAGGTCCATACGCTCGCCCGCTCGTTGTAGAGCGTGTCGAATTGGTAGTCGACGCCGTTCAGCGTCGTGGTGAAGGTAGCGTTTGGATCGGAGGTGAAGGGGATCTTTTGCATCACTTCCCCATCAACATGTTTATGGCCTTGATCAGAAATGAATCTTCAGGGGTGACAGGAGGATTGGGTATCTCTGGAGATTCCCCTTTCCCCTTGTCTACCTTCGGAGCCGCCTTGCGCGTCGTCGCCTTGTCGGCGCGCGGCGGGTACAGCACCGAGGCCGTGGTGGCGAACTGCACTTGGCGCAGCTTCAGCTTCGCACGCAGTACGCCAGCCGAGTCCTTGGTTTGCTCGGCATTTCCAGATTCCAACATCATGTTCGTGTAGGACTTTAGGCCGGTCACTACGTCGAAAACGGCGAAGGATTTCGCCTTATCCAGCAGAAACTGCCAGGCATTCACCGACCTACGCACGTTGCCCTCGCCTGCATTGGTCCACGTGGTGGCGAGTTTGTAGGCCGGCGTACCAGCATCATCCTTGATGAGTGGCGTGTCCGAAACAGCTACTTCCATCTCTAGGACATCTGGCTTCGCGTATGCATGATCGGCGAGGCTCACTCCAGTCTCGACGGGATTGTCAGTGATCGCAATCTCAAAGTTATGCGCCTCGCGGATGGTGGCGTCGAACGTGTAGACCTCCGGTAGGCCGGTGACCTCGTCGGTGCCGAAGTTCCACTTGCGCTCGATGATGGCAACCTGCCCCATCACCGCACTCCTGGTTGTCCGTTACGGGTCTGATCGCGATTGAGCTTGCCCATGTCGGGCAAGTTCATGCTGTTCAGCTTTCTTTCTATCTCGGCGGCTACCGCCTTCGGATCGGTGACTCCACTGATATGAAATGTCACCCTGTTATCCTGAGATACGGACATCTGAGCGGCGTTTGCTCGATCCATCCGAAACCCATCGGTCTCAGTCCCCCGGAATATTCCTGCCCCTGCGGCCTGCCAGTCTGCTGGAATTCCTCCGCGATCTCCCCCGTGGCCTGGGATTAGTTCGAGATGATTTCCGGCAAGCTGGTCCCAAAGCGAGCGCGGATCCTTCTGCCCAACTGTTGAATCCTTCGCCAGAATGTCCACCGCAGAGCGCGATTCATTGGCGGTCGGTCCCACCCCCATTCCCGTCAATCCGCCACCACCGCCGATTCCATTGAGCTTATCAAGCAAATAATCCAGCGCCTTGAATGCTGGGTTGTCGCTGATCCTCTTCAGACCTCTTTCTATTTCCTGCGTGAGGATTTCCCACTCCTTGCTGATGTCTCTGATGGCTACGACCCATGCCACGAACCCAACGATAATGAGTGCCAACGGCCCGCTTCCCGTGATGAGCCTAAGAGCGGCAGCGCCTACTCCTGCAATAGCCAACTTCATGGCCTCTGCGCCACCGTGGAACTTGTCGACCATCCAACCGGTAACAGAGCGTCCGCCCTTCTCGAAGGTAATCAAGTCCTCGATGAGCAGCGCAAGCAACCCCAGGAGACCGCTTGCCAGGAGCCCCTTTAGGGCCGTGAATCCTACTCCAAGAAGTTTGGTTGCGCCTTGAGCCGCCCCCAGTCCCTTGGCCACCGCCATGATTTTCGCTCCCCAGTCGAGGAACATCATGCCGTACTTGTGCGCGTAGATGACCGCGAACACGGCTGCAATCTTGCTGGCGTTCTCCCAGAGCAGCTTGGCGACCTTCACGACACTGTCGATGTAGCCTTGAATTCTGGCGATGTTCTTGCTGTCCGAAACCCAGGCCGTGAACTTCTTCAGCAGCTCGTTTACGGTCGGAAGCAGGCCGATCGCCAACCGCTGCTTGAGACGCAGGAATGCACCCTCGGCCTTATTGAACAGCTTCTCGCTTTCGTGGGCGCGTTCGTAGTCGCTGTCCTTGAACGCGCCTGCCTTCAGCGCCTCTTCGCGCAGCCGATCAAAGTTCGCGCTGCCTTCGCGCAGAAGTGGAATCAGCTTCGGGTCGATGCCAAGAGCGTTCGCCATGGCCAGCCGCTTGCCAGTGCTGGCGCCTTCCATCTTGTCGCCGACCTCGTCAAGCATCTGGTCGAACGTCTTGATCTGGCCGCGGGCGTCCTTGGCCTTGAGCCCGAATCTGGACAGCATCTTCTCGGCGCGCGGGAAACCTGATGCAGCCTGCCCGAGCGTTGCGTTCAGGCTGGCAATCGATCCTTCCATGCCCTCAAGTGAGGAACCATTTTCGACAGCCACGCGCCCGAGCGCCGCGACGTCGGTTGCCGCCAAGTCAACCCGTTCGCTGAATTCTTGAATGTCAGCCATGCCGGTGATGGCACTCTTGACGAACTCTCCGACCTTCTTCAGTCCCTCAAATCCAAGATACGCCTCTCCCAAGAGCTGGAGGCCCTCCATTTTTTTCTTGAGGGCGTCGACGTTCTTGGCATACCCCTCCAGGGCTTTGGTGTCCGTGCGGAAACCAAGGCGGACGAAAAGTTCATCAAGGACGGTGGCCATCTATTCCTTCCGTTTCGCCTTCTCGTTCTCATCCCAACGTCGCCGGTATTCCTCTTCCATGTCCATGGCCTCGTGGAAGTCAGCGAGCTGGCAAAGAGAGTACGTGTGAGGCCCCGTCTCGCTCAGTTGCCACAATTCGCAGAGTGGCTTTTCTCGCATGATGGGCCTCCAAATGTACCAGTTCACGTTGTCGGACGTGACCGGCTCTATGTGGGAATCTTCTTCGCTTCCTTGGCGTTGGACTTTTTGCGTAGCTCGTCGACTAAAGGGCCGAGGTTGTGCTCAACGGCAGCGATGAATGCCAACCACATGTCAAGGGGTCGGTCGGCGAAGTCAGAGTTGAGATCGTCGAACTTCTTCCCGTCAATGTGCACGTAATCGGTGAAGACCAAATCCATGAGCCGGGTCAGCTCGGTCAGCGTGAGGTTCTTGGCGATGTTGGCCACAACCTCGGTGATACCGCCGGCAAGCGCTGCCCCGATGTCGCCTTTCGCGGCAGCGATGAGCGGAGCGATCTCGACTTTGCCAACCACCTTGAGAAGTGACAGTTGCAGATCGAGCCCTTGAGTCGCCGCGCACCGATGAATCTCGAACGTGCGCCCGCCGATGAGCTTTGTCGTTTTGCTGATGGACATTAGATTAACCCAATGCCTCCGCAATCGCTGTCGGCATTCCAGCGAACGGAGGATCCCCAAGGATCATATGCATCTGTTCAAATATGAACACCCACTCGACGACGCTCGCCTTTCCGCCGCGCTGGTAGTCGGGGTGCTTCTTGACGTATCCAACCGTCGTGCCAACGCCGTCAAGCCTGTAGGTGTCCGCCTGCTCCACGGTGACTGGAACAAATCCCTCCATGAAGTCTTGCCCGATCGTGATCTTGTTCAGATAGGCATTCATGGGAGAGGTCTGCTGTAGCTTGATCGTGATCTGTCCCGACTTGTCCGCAGACAAGCTGATGACCATGTTGCCATCAACGCCGACATCGTGGCTTGCGTTGTCTGCCAATCGCTCGGCCTTGAATACATCGTCACCCGACGCGAAGTTGGTCACGGGAACTCCGTTGACCGTCGTGAGACTCTTTCTCCAATCGTAGAATTTCATGGCTCAGCTCCTTAGCGTTGGAAGATGATGGTTGGGGCGAGGTACTGAAGAGCTCCTGCCCCCACGAGTGCCGTGGTAATGGCGGGGGCTTTGCGCGCTGCTCGCTCTGCGCTGGAAAGACTCGTGATCGGCTGAGCGTATGAGTAATAGCCGGCCGCTACGAAGTCGCCTTGATTCAGTGATCCAAACCCAGGCAAATTCCACACGCCAGGGGCTGCGAGTCCGTTGCGAACGGCCTTGTTCAGCGTCCCTTTGGGCGCGTTGACGAGAAGCTGGCTACCCTTATCGGTGGCCGGTACGCGCTGGCTCGTGAGCAGATTCACGTAGTCGACCTGCATGTTGGCGACCAGCCAATCGAGCGCCATGCCCTCATCGACGAATCGGCCATTGACGCCCGTGCCGCCGAACGACTGCCCACGCTGAAGCATGAGGGATGATCCAAAGACCGCGTAGACGTTGCCGTTAAGCCCCGGCGTCGCGCCGTCGGTAGTGCCGCAGATCGCATTGAATTGCGTCTGCGTGACAGTCGCGCCAGAGACGCCAGTCAGGACCGCCATAAGCGAAGTCTTGAGGCTGTTCGGCTGGTCGTATTGGGTCGTCATGTAGAAGGCCATGACGGCCGCGTGAATCGTCGCGTGCGCATCGCTGGCGGCGTCCGAGTAGATGCCCATGCTGCGCGAGTAATTCGCCGCGTTTGCGGTGTGAAGCATGCTTGTAGTGTCAGGCGGGGAGATGCAAGCAGCCTCTTGGGTGCAGAAGAAGAACCGCCGTCTGTTGGCCTCAACCCAAGCCGCGACCAACATCTGGTCAGCCGCTGCCACGTCCGAAACACAGGCCACGCCGTAGAAAGCGGGGTTGGCATCGGCGCACGCGGTGATGGCCGCCGTGTAGGTCGCGTCGGCCGTCGCGTACACGCCGACCATAAGCGAAGCGGGCGTCGGCGTCTGCGCGAAGTAGGTGGCCGCGAACTGCAAGAGAACCGTGTCGCTCGCGAAGGCCGCCGCCACTCCAGCGTAAGACGAAAATGACTGCACCCGGCCAGCACCGGGAACACTCGATGCGTGCGTGAGCACGAGACCCGAATTGAAGCTGGGCGCCGCCTGCGGGGTCGCAGAAAGCACCAACGTGACGGGGGCGATGTTGTTCAGAGAAAGCGTGCTCATGATGTGACCTCAATTGGGTAGACGTCCGGCGATGTCTTGCCTGGTGATTGGTATCGAAGCTCCGCCGCCTTGATGGAGCCGAATGATTCGAGGAGGAATTGTTCACGGTTCACGATCACGAACGTCATGTCGACGCTCCCGCGGTCTTCCCAGGTGGCGCTTTGGACGAAAGCGCCAACGTCGCGGGGCTCTCCGGAGTTTTCAAGGCCGAGTCCCATTCGCTCCATGAGTGCCATCATCGATGACGATGCTAGAATCGTGTCGAGACGTGCAGCCTTGTCGACTGCTGACATGCCGAACAGGGCAAGCCCTGCACCATCAGGAGTGGGCGTGGCATGGCGAAAAAATTGGATCGAGGCCGTGAACCTGTAGACGTTCTCGATGTTCTCGTTGACTTTCGTGCTGCCCGTGGTCGGGTCGTTCTCATAGGTCACCGATTGCGCACCGAAGTCAGACGATGGGCCGGCCATGATCTTGACCGTTGCAAACTCGGCCATCTCGTTACCCACCGGATACGGTTGACCCGCGGGGCGAACACTATTCGCCGACATGCTATAGGCACTCTGCACAAGCCTGCGCACGAGGTATGAGCATGCATCGACGAATGATGACGGCGAAAAGCTCATGGTGTCACCGATGGCACGGGAAGGGTTTCAGGAAAGAGTTGCTGTGCCAGAGCTCTGATCATGCCGTGCTTGTCGAATGCCTGAACGTGCAGCACGCGATACTGATTGCCGGCATCATCAATGAGAAGATCGGGCAATTCCGATTTCCCATCGCCTGGACTGAGATCGGTGGACGCCGTGAAGAACGCCTGAACGTCAGAAAGTCGTGTGCCTTCTGGCAAATACTGCGCATCCTTTGTGTTCGCGGGCTGGATGATGCCGGGAATGCTGGTGATGTCGTTATAGGTGGTGGACGCCATGCCATAGTTGGCAAGCGTAGTCGTCGGTCGTCGACGAGTGAATGTCGTTCCACCAAGGTCTTCGTCGGACATCAGCTCCGAGACGTCAACGCGCATTGGACGCCCCTTCGACGATGAAAGTGATGCTCTGACGAAGTTGCCCGGTGTCCACGAGCGGCCGAGACGATCCTTTTCGCTTGATCGTTGCGGGCTTGTTGGGCACGAAGTCGCCGACGATGAACTCGCGCTTCACTTCGCCGGCCGCGACCATTCCGAGCTTTTCAATGGCCTGCTCGATGCTCATCTTGGCGAGCAACACCTTGCGGAGGCTGTCGATGTTGACCGCGTTCAGCTTGGGCGCCGCGCGCCGAATGCCACCGCGAAGGAAAGAGCGCTCGGGGATATTGTGCTCAGGTGAGCCGAATTCGTGGACGGCTGCGATCGTGGCGAGAGAAACATCGCCCTTATCGGCCGTGACCGTTACCCGCTTGGTCTTGCCACTTTCGAAGGTGATCTTCTCCATCGACTTGGTGTGCTCGCCCGACGGCACGCCAACCAGCACGCTTCTGTTCGCGCCGTTCATGCGCGCCATCAACGCCTTGAGGCCGGGGAGATTGCCGCCGCTCATGCCGCAAATCCTCCCATGCCAACGAGCCGCCGCAGCCGGCAAAACTCTTGCCCGTAGCTGGTCCGCATGTACGGGTCCTTCGCTTGGGCGTTGATCATCATTGAGTCGTATGACTTGCTGACAGGTCCAACTGCCTTGGACGCAGTATCACCCGCGTCCATGCTGTTGGTGGGTTGGGTAGCGCGCAGATTCGACATGACGATCCTGTGCGCTATCCAATTCCCAATACCTTCCGAGTACCAGGGGCCCCATCGATCGACATTGAAGAAGGGCGCAGCCTTGACCAGCCATTTGGCAATGGTCTCCTCTGACTCTGACGCGAATGCGACAAAGTCAGGGTCGGCTAGGAACTCGGAAGGTGTCATTGTGTTGCCGTTGCTTGATCTACGCTTCGTCGGCGTACAGCCAGGTGTACGGGTAGCGCACGTTCAGACCGGCGTAGCGGTAGGTCCCCGGCACGAAGATGTCGAGACCTTCGGGTTGAGGAGCAAGGAACCGCAAAGGCATGGGGATGTGCATGATCATTCGGCGCGACTCATTCCGGTAGAACAGCATGCGGCTGGCCGGCGTGGTCCCGTTCGAGTGGCTGAAGCCCTTATTCGAGAACTGGTAGACGGGCTCGATGCTGATCTGCTCTTTCTTGGTCGTGGTGAGGATGTTTCCTTCCTCGATCAAGCTGAGCAGCGTCTTCGTTCCGAGCGCGTTGTAGGTGGTCGCCAGCACCGAATAGGTGGCCGGATCCATCGCAACGGTGTTCGGAAGCACGACGTACTGGCTGTTCTGCCAGGCCGTGAGCAAGCACAGATTGAAGTCTTTCAGGATGTTCTGGAAGTTCCCCGCCGCCGCCTGGGTCGCCCATGCACCGGTGTACCCCGACGTCGACTGGTTGATCAGCGTGATTTGCCCAGCGGCCGTTCCGGTTGTCTGATTGGTCATGCCGAGGTAGCTCGCGCCACCCGCGACACCGGCGACTTCACCGTTCATCGCGACTTCGTTCAAGTGGCGCTCTGCCATTTCAACGGTCGTCTGCATGCGAGCGATCGGAAGCGGACGAAGGAACTTCGCCGACTCGATCAGCTCCTGCTGATTGTAGCGATAGCCGGCGCCACCGTTGACAACCTGAATCTCGACCTGTCCCGCAGACACGTCAGCCGTGGGGACGTCCTTGGAGCTCGCGGAAACCCGCTTGCCCTGGCCAACCTTGTCGTAGACCTGGTAACGGACGCTGGCCGCTTCCGGTCCCGCCTCGGAGGTCACGGGCACGAGCGAGCGGAACTGCATCTCCGTGTATTCGCGCTCGTAGACAGTCGCCTCGGTGTAGGCGAGCTGGCTCACCACGAAGGCCATCGTCTCGGGAGAATCGACAACTTCCTGGTGACCATTGTTGTGCATGAGCTTGACGACGCCTTCGCGCAACAGCCCCATTCGGGCTTCGTCGACCACGGCGGTCGTAGGTGCGCAGGACTCGCAATCGATGACATTGACTTTGCGTAGCATGTTGATTTTCTCCTATTTCCTGTGCGCCCGTTACGAAGTGGTGCGCGGGTTGCTGGTCCCGGTCAATCGCACCTTTGCGATGGTGCCGGCCGCAATGGTGGTCTGACCGAGATTGGCGACCCATTGGGCGCCTGGGATGACGAGTCGATCAGCGCTGGCCGCTCCGGTGGTGATGCCGCCGAGCTTCCCGCCCTGCGAGACGATCGCCAGGACAGCGTCGCCGTCGGTGACGGTCTCGTACGCAGTGACGTAGATGTCGCCGAGGTACATGATGCCGACCGCATCGGTCGGCGCGTAGCCAACGTTGTTGAGCCCGTCGGGACGCAGAGAGGCGTCGCGGACCGTGATGCCAATCGGAAGATCGGCTTCAGCGGCGATGCGCTTGCACATGCCGGGATTCCCGCGGGCAACCGCGATGCCGAAATCGAGCATGCCAGGGGTG